CATAATCTTTTCTCAACTTCTTCTCTAGACATCTGATCAATCGTACCGTACTTAACTTCTTTACGATCTACAATTAATCCACCCACTTTTAGCAACATACCTTGAGCCGATACAGCAGCGTTAAATGAACCGTTCTCAAGTGCTTTATCACGAATTTCATACAAGTCTTGAACTGCCCTATCGTAGTTCAGTTCATACTTCTTTTTAGCCTCATTCATCAAATAATGATATTCAGACCGTACCAACGGATTCATCATAAGTTTATTGGCCGCTTGTCTTGGATCTTTGTACCCAGATTTACTTGCAGCTTCAATTAGACTTTCTCTTGGATTATTAACTGCATTCCATATAAACAAGTGTTGGCGTCTATTCAGTCGCTTATCGAGATTACAATATTCTATGGGTGGTTCGTTGGTGTCCTCTAAGATCGGACCGTAGGTTAGTTTTTCGTCAGGAACTCTAGCTTTCATTATTCCATTCTATGTGCAAGTTAATTACTTGTAAACTACAGGATTTTTAGTACGCCTCTACCCTACCAATCCCTATAGTATTTTTTGAGATGATACACCTGGAATAGATCCAGGTCAACTGGTCCAGCATATTTAAAGAGAATTATTCTTAAACCCTATGACAAAAATTGAAAAAATAAAAAAATCCCGAAACCCCCGATATTACTGCGTTTGCGCCTGTCAGAGTTAGTTTGACAAAAATGACAAAAATACTAAGTTTTGTTTTCTGGGTCTAAATTGATATCAAAATCAGGAGTAAATGAAACTGTATCCTCATTAGTGACGTAGGTATTCAAAACCTCATTTACGTATTGAATAGTTATGTCTTCGTTGCGAGTGAGCCTAAGTATCTCCGAAAACGTATATGACATAAGTGTCAAGGCCGTATTAAGTCTAGGCTCACCCCTCAACTCAAACTGATACATAAGTGAATCGCATTTATCTACTACTTCATCAATTGTTGGTTTTCCTTTTCGCTTGTTTAGATCTACGATTTTTATGCTCATGAATTTATCTTAGCAAAGAAAACCGTTGCCTCAATAAATAAAACAGACTTTAATTATGGGTGTTTGCTTGACAGCTAATCTAGGAAATGTTCGAGAATGAGTATGGCTATAAAAGAAAATGCAGAAGCACCAGCTACCGTTATACCTGCAACTGCTAAAAGATCAATGAACACGCCTACGCCTTTCTCTAGCGAGTCTGTTCTGCCTGGACCGTATGTCATCAAAATCAATCTGTAAGCATTCCCATAAAGCGTCCTTAACTTCTTGCATCTCGAAACCTTGTGGATCAATAATTTTAAGTTCTCGCTTTTTAGGAATATAGGTTACATGATGTTGCTTCTCATGAGTCCATTCCCATTCGATGTTTTTACCGTTATATCTAAAAAAATTCATAATTACTCCCAAAAGCAAGGGGATGTCTAGCCAGGTCCCCTTGATCCTGTTGTGTTGTCCAATATTGTGCGGAGAGTTAGCACTAAACAACGCTAGAAGGTAGACAACTAAAATATATTTTGTTCCTCGTTGTCACGCTCTCTCATAAACATATTCACGTCAAACTTAGGATCAACACATGTAAATCCTACAAATTTTTTGTGATACTTAGCGTAGTTGTGTTCTAACTCTTCCATACAGTCAAAACCCTCTGAAAATGCATAATCAAAGGCTTCTTCCATATGTTCTCTGAGCTCTCTCGATCTTCCCATAATATTTTTCTCCTACTATATGTAGACATCTTAAATCTTTTCGTTATATAATGCAAGTCGGAGGAATTAGATATGTCAAATAATATTGAAAAACAATCTAGCGATGATCTTATAACACAAGATTATCAAAACTATGTATTGGCCCAGATACAAAATCTGATCGTCGATATAGCAAAAGAAATAGCAAAGAAGGGGGAAGAAGATGAACGAAGTAAATCTGCCTGAAATGTTGGAGTCAGAAAAACATGTGGTTATTGGTGATGCGTTTTATTTTCCTAATATGGCTCACGACTTCTACCATATGTCGCCTGGAGTTTCTTCCTCAACCATCCGACGTTTCGGACAAAGCCAACTACATGCACTCGAAGAGGAAATCGAAGAAAGCCATGCATTAAGATTTGGTACAGCAGCACATGCTTATATTGTTGAAGGAGAAAATGAATTTAATAATACGATAGCATGTATCTCGGGATCGCCATATACAAATGCAAACAAGCAACTCAAAAGAGATTATGAGTCAAGAGGACTTACGGTTATTAGTTCGGCTGACCGAGATAAGATCATTCAAATGGATCATGCCTTATTGCCTGAAGGTAAGAAACTCTTAAATCCAAATGAAGACGAGTTTCCTGGAGCATTCGATTCTCCATATGAAGTAGCTATATATTGGTATGAAAAAGGAGTCTTACTAAAAGTTAAATCTGATGTTTTAAGACATCCGATTCAGTCACCTTACTCTACTAACTCTATTATTCTTGTAGATTACAAGACAACTGCTGATTGCTCAGTTCGTGGATTTACATCCTCGGTGCGTAAATATCAATATGATTTACAGGCATCTTGGTACAAACGGGCCTATGAAAGAGCTGGATTTAAAGTAGAAGGCTTTTGTTTTGTAGCACAAGAAAAGAAACCGCCTTATGCATCTAAAATATTTTGGATGAAGGAAGAAGATTTAGACAAAGGTTGGGTCAAATTGGATCTGTTAATAACACAATATAAAGCTGTTATAAACGGAGAAGAACCAACTGTATACAATTCGCCTAACAGCGTGGAGATAAAATTAAATGAAGATTAGCGTACCAACAGCACATGTACCACCTTTTGACAGCGTGGACAAGGAAAGTATCGACAAAGAGGTTAACCACCCTAGTCATTACAATAACGGCTCAATAGAATGCTTGGAATATATAAGGCAACAGCTTGGTTCAGGTTATCCAAAATATTTAGAGGGTAACATCATCAAATATATTCATAGGCATAATTTGAAGGAAAGCAATAACATCAAAGACCTAAAGAAAGGTGAGTTTTATTTAAAAGAACTTATCAGATATTACGAGGATCTATGATAAGAGTATTTGATACTTGTTCAGGTATTGGAGGCTTTTCGCTTGGGCTAGAGTCAACAGGAAAATTCAAAACCGTAGCATTCTGCGAGATAGAAGACTTCTGTTGTAAGATATTAAACAAGCATTGGCCTCAAGTGCCAATTTATAACGATTTAAAGGAATTAGGAAATGAACCAGAAAGAATTATTCAAGACTTCGACCTCCTCTGTGGAGGAATCCCTTGTCAGCCCTTCAGTCAGGCGGGCAATCGCCAAGGAAAAGAGGACGACAGACACCTCTGGCCGTACGTGTTTGAAATTATTAAATACAAAAAACCCACTTGGGTCGTTATCGAAAACGTTGCTGGCTTCGTCAACATGGCACTCGACGATGTGTCTATTGACTTGGAAAGTGAAAACTACGCCACGCAATCGTTTGTTATTCCAGCTTGCGGTATCGAAGCGCCCCATAGAAGAGATAGAGTCTGGATCGTCGGACGATATGTGGCTAACGCCGAATGCGACGAACATAGGGACGAGATCGGAGGAAGCCCTACAAAAGAGGGAAAAGATGAGGAACGAGTCGGGAAGGAAGACAGTACCCCCAGGGTCGTTAGCAGAACAAGTTCAATACGGATATCCGATCAAGGACATGAGGGAAGCGAATCTATGGCCGACTCCAAGAGCAACATCAAGAATGGCATATCACGAAAAACCAAGTCCAAGCATGTTGAAGGGGACACATGGATGGAGCCTCAACGCAGCAGTAACGGACAGTCAAAGCAAGAATCCTTACAGGAAATGGCCAACTCCAAAAGCGACAGATTACTTTCCAGCAATGGGGGATTATGTGACGGAAACGGAAACGGGCTACTCAGTAACGAGGAAAGGAACGGGTCAGAAGTTCGGGGCAAAACTATCGGACGCAGTAGATTACGAGGAAAAGAAAAAGATGTGGCCGACTCCAGCAGCGAGGGATTACAAGGGACAGAACAGTATGAAACACTTATTGGAGAAACCAAGGCATCAAGGACAATTACCGAATCGTTTAAAAATGATGGGAGTCAATGGGCAACTGAACCCAACGTGGGTAGAGTGGCTGATGGGGTACCCAATAGGGTGGACCGACTTAAAGGACTCGGAAACGCAATAGTGCCACAAGTTATACATCAAATAGGATTAGCAATAGCAAAAGAGGAGGGACTATAAATGGCAGATCCAGAAACAAGAAAAAGAGTAGAGCAAAGGCGTAATGAATTGGCAGAAGAAAAAGAACAGAATTCTGTTACAGGTATTGATCTATATATAAAAGATGGTAAATGGACAGAAATGAACATCTACCATAAAAATAATAAAACCATTACAGAGTATGCTGATAAAAGAAAAAAAACGGTGATTAGCTGATGGCAAAAACTTGGCTAAAAACTGAACACGTAACAGCAACAAAAGGTAGAGGTAAACGAACAAGTATTGGTAGAAAGAATATAGGCTTTGCTAATATGAATAAAAACAAAAAAAGAAACTTTAAAGCATATAAGGGTCAAGGTAAATGATTGATTATATTGCTGTAGCCTTAGTTCTTTTAATAGTTTTTATAATTCTTACAGATGATGATTCAGGGAGGAGTTAATGGTAAATTATCCTTGTGGTTGGTTTGACCCAGAACAACTACCAAAGTAATGAAACATAAACAGATATTAAAGTTAGTCGTATATACAGATGAAGATATAATGGCCTATAACTTTGATAGACAGCTTGACATCATTCAACAAGCGATGCGAGAACGCAAATTCCATATCGAGATGATAAATCCGCCCAAAAAAAAGGGAGGCATAAAGCCTCCCCCAAAACCTAAAAATTAATCTACAGACTAGGCTTTGTGGTTCCTTCGCTCGTAGGGGGAACGAAGTCAGGACCCTGATATCCGTCTGTTAAGGATATTTTATTTTTCTGAGTTGTTCTCTCATTACCGTCGTTATCAGTCCAACTATCGTTAACGGTGTATAAGTTTAACTTACACTCTTTACCGATAAAGTTATCAAACGCTGGTGGAAAGGTTTTAAAACCAACAGCTTTCGCTAATGCAGTAAATTTACTGTTGCTGATTTTTTTACTTTCAGGATTTGGATCCCATAAGTTAAACCATTCCATAACATCTTTGTACTGACCGCCAGCTATTTGATATACAAATTTAACGGTCCAGTTACCACTATTCGGAGATTGATATTTCTCCGCACTAATTACTTTGGCATCATGAACACCTTCTGGAGCTGCTTCCTTCTTTGCAGTAAGTTCAGCTGCTACAGGTTCATCAATCCAATCTACACCTTCAAAATCAACCATTTGTGATTACCTCCTCTGTTTTAATTTGGGGTGTGTTACTAAAACCGAGCTTACCAATAAGATCGGTCACGTTAGGCTCTTCAAAAGACTCAAGCTTACCACTTCTATCTTTAGCAGTATAACCTTGACCAATCTCAGTTTGTAGCCATCTCTTCTTAATGATGTTGCCATCATCATCTTGATCTTCTATGACTCTCAATGCCAATACTTCGTCGAAGAAATATGTGATTGATTGACCAAGTTTCGTTCCCACCATTTTTGGTTCATACGACATTTGATTGTCTACATTCTGTTTATCCATTTTTGCAATAAATAAAACATGCATGTGAAGATCACGATAGGCTCTCATTACATTAGTAACCGACTCTTGCACATTTCCATATGCCATCCTCGGATCTTTGTGACGAGATTTTTCCCAATTCAATAAGATTTCACTTATCTCTGATATAGAGTCTAAGCAAACCGTATCATATTGGAGTTCGCCAGAAGCTAGAAGGCCATGAATTTCCATAACCTCGGATGCTTCTTTAACCTCTATAGATTCAACGTTTTTGCAATCCTTAATGGAAAGCAATCCAGCTTCAGCACTTATAACAAGTACTTTCCCTGGGGCCGTTGAACATAAGGTTGTTTTACCCGCACCTGCTTGTCCATAAACTAAAAGCTTAGCTCCTTGTTTATCAACTAACTGACTTGGGCTTACGATTCTATCTTTAATAGACATAACTAGTCCTCCTCATTTAAATATCTAGTTGACATTATTATACTAAAAATTTACCATATGTAAAATTTATTTTTTCGGAGGAGTAAATTGAGTGTTAAGGAAAATGTATGGCTTGCGAATTATTACTTTCGCATCAAGACCCTATCGTCCAGGGAACTCAAGAAGCTAGAGTCCGTAAATATTCAACCACAATATAAGGATAGACAAGTGAGAAGATATACTTTAAAGCAATATATTGAATTTCTCGGCATGCCTGAAGCAGCTGAGTTGTTCAACATTTCGGAGGCATCAATAAAAGCCTGGAGATATGGTTACAGACAACCTTCTATAGAACAAGCCAAAAAAATAATTAAGGCTACTAATGGAAGATTGGACTTTGAATCAATCTACGGTGAGATGAAAGATATAGTTGAAGCATAAAGAATGTTTCAGCTTAACGTCGACGAAAACAATTCCTCATTAGAATTAGCACTCGCATATTTTGATGAGGGATACAACGTTGTTCCCTTACAAAGAAGTAATAAAAAGCCACCCTCTTTTTTGGGTGGTTGGGAGCAATACAAAACAGAAAGACCTACACGTGATTTAGTAGAAACTTGGTTTAAGGATAGAGATAACCTTGTTGTAGCTTTAGTATGTGGTAAGTTTTTAGTTGTTGATGCAGACAGCCCAGAGGCAATGTCTTGGGTTGAAAATAATTTACCTGTTACACCTTTCAAAGTAATTACAGGTAAAGGCATGCATTATTATTACAACAACCCTGAAAACTACACTACCTTTGCTACAAGAAGAACTAACGAAACTCCTATTGAAAGGCTAATTGATTTAAGAGGTGTTGGTGGACTTATTATTGCACCCTACAACCGTCATGCTAACGGATCTGTTTACAGGCCTGTAGTTATTCATGATTGGGATTTGCATGATGTTGATGATCTACCAAACTTTACTGAGACAGAATTTCATAAAATAACAGGGGTACCAAAAACAGTTACCAAAAATGCGACAGCACCCTTTGCAATAGATGGAGTAAATGAAGGGAGTCGTAATGATACGGCAGCAAGAATTGCAGGATATTTAATATCAAAAAATATAAATCTTGATTTTACTAAATTCTTTTTACAATCTTGGAACGAACAAAATCAACCTCCTCTACCACAAGATGAAGTAGATAGCGTTGTTGAGAATGTAAAAAGGACTCATGACAGAAAAACAGAGAGAGCACCTTTATTTGTTAATGCAAGTGAACAAATAGAACGACCAGATGATTTATTTAAACCTCCAGGTTTACTTAAAGATATGTTTGAGTTTTGTGAATCAATTGCTCAAGTACCACAACCTGAACTTTCATTAGTTGCAGCCTTATCTTTGGCTAGCGTTTCCTGTGGAAGACTTTATCGGACCGAGATGAATAACTTTTCAAGTTTGTATTTCATGTGTATCGCCAAGTCAGGGCAAGGTAAAGAAAACATAAAAACCTTTGTAGAGTCAGTATTAAATGAAACAAACTATAAAGACCTAGTTGTTGGTGATGGCTATACATCAAGTGGAGCAGTTCATTCAGTTTTAAAGATGCGACCAACACAAATAACCATCATGGACGAGTTTGGTAAAAGACTTGAATCAATCTCTAACCAATCAAATTCAAACAGAGAAGACGGTATACAAACGCTTATGGAAGCGTGGGGGAGATGTCATGGCACACTAAGGCCTGATAACTATTCTCTTATGAATGTTCCTGATCAATTTAAAGATCAGATGATGAACCGAGTTACTCATAAACCAGCTATTACATTAGTTGGTTTGTCTGTACCTAAAAACTTTTATAAAGCATTAAATGGTGGACGTATTGCTGACGGTTTTTTAAATAGATTTATGGTTATTGAATCAAAAGAACCAAGACGTGTTGCTCATTTAAAAAAATGGACTAAGCCTCCTATGACTATTGTCAATTGGGTAAATGCTGTTAGGCGTTCAAGAAATGAAATGGATGATATTGCAAGAGATAATGCTGAAATGGATATAGATCAAACAATATTAAAGTTTGATAATGAGGCAGAAGAACTTTTACAAGATTTCGCTAGAGAGATCGTAAAACGCCAAGACATATTAGAAAAAGATAATTTAGAACCGCTTCTATCAAGATCCAGGGAGAAGGCTATGCGTTTGTCTTTAATATGTGCGTTAGCCTCTAATGTTAACGCAAGAGTCATTACAGGCGATATTATGCGTTGGGCTATAAGTTATGTCAGATACTATGATCTTCTTTTTATAGAGGCTTGTAGAGATAAAGTTGCTAGTTCGGCAACCGAATCAAAGATCAAACAAGTCTTGTCTTTTATCAGGTCAAGGGAAGATGAGGGTATTTCTAAACGTGAAGTTGACCGTCATGAATTATTTAGAAGCATGAAGTCATATGAAGTTAAAGAAATTATAGAACGTTTGCAAAACGCTGGAGAAATACAAGAAATTGAAGTTAAGGTTGGAGGAAAAGGTAGACCAACAAAAAGATTGGTTGCAGTTGACCCAGCATTTTTTGAGGAGTAAATATGAAAACACCATCATTAGAAACACGTGACGACCAAAAGAGAGAAGAGCGAGTAGCTGGTTTTCTTGAGGGATTGTGGGGAGTGACTTGCCATAAGCTTCCCACAAGTTATTCATTAGATTATTGGATTGAGTCTAAAGAAAAATCTTATTGGTGCGAAGTTAAATGTCGCACCTTTGGGTATGACAAGTATGACACTTTAATATTAAGTATGAATAAATTTAGAAAAGGAGCGTCATACACATTAGCTACAGGTATACCTTTTATATCTGTCTTTGCTATGACAGATGGCCTTTATTATCACGAATGGGAGAAAGATACCGTTTATGATATAAGAATGAATGTGAATCCTACACCACAATATGAAGAGGATAATGAACCGTAT